ATACTTTCTTGAGAAGAAAATCTTATAAACATATCGTCTTGTGTTGAATCAGTTCCAACTGTTGTTTCTGTTCCTAAAAATACTAAGTGTCTATCGGGTGTAGATACTAAAACATGTCTAGATTTTGTTGGTGCATTAGCTAATATAGTGGCTCTAGTAGAAACGGCTGCGGCTCCTGCAGCATCCCATTCAAAGCAAGCACCATTATATATTAATGCAATTAATTTTGTTCCATAGTTATCTAATACCCATAATCCAGGATCAATTGTAAAGTCAGCGTTAGATGGGTCACCCCAAGCAACATACTCAGATATGTTTGTTACAGTATCGCCCCCACTATGTGATGCTTTAGTTGTACCATTAACTTCTCTTGCTCCTCCACTTAAAATATTTGTAGCAGTATCGTTAGATGTAAAACTTATGTCTTCTGTTCCTATTCTAATTTCTCCTGAAGATGGAAAAGCTGCTGAGTTAGCTAAAGGAATGTCTGTCACGGCATCGTTAATACCTGAAGCTAAAGTTGTAGTAGCGGCTCCAAGAGCTGTACCACCAAATAATCCTGTGCCCCAACCATAGCCACCTAATTGTTGTGAAGGCCCTACTGTATAATAACATAACACAGAAGTGCTGTTACCATCACTTGTAGTTAATGGAGTTCCTGATTCCTGAGTATTCATTGTAATTTCAAAAGTAGTTGCTGTAGGAATAGCGGTCACCATAAACTTTTCATCTTCAAAAGTAGCATTACTATAAGTTGATCCAGCAGGTACTCCTGTTACACTGTCAAACATAACAATATCGTTTTGAGCTAAACCATGACTACCAGTGCATGTAACTGTAACAGTTGTTGATGAAGAGGCGCTTGAAAATTTTGCTCCGGTTAAAGTAGTTCTAATTGGATGAATGTCATAATACACTCCTCCTGAGTAAACATATAAAATTCTATTAGTTCCTATAGCAGCGTATTTAATACCAGCGTTATCATCCCAATGATGAATAGCTCGAGCTGCACCAGTTAATTTATCATCACCTAGCTGAGTCCAACCACCTATTTTTTCTGGGGTACCGTATCTAAATCTAACATTGTCACCATCAAACCATTGGCCTTCAGCCCC